ACCTGTCATATACATACCGATATCACTACCCATCAAGTGTCCAATTCCATAACCACCTTGATCAGTACCTGTATATTGGTTTGCAAAAGCTGTGAAACCAGCTCCTGCAGCATTAGCTATAACACTTCCCATGCTTGGTACAGGTGTTGTAGCTACGCCTTGAAGAGGCTGTGGACCGAAGTCAAACTCACTTAATGCTCTTGGTAGTATGTAGTCAGCTACAGGCGTAGCAAGTGGGCTGAGAGGCTCTGGAGCAGCTTCTGGTTTAAGCATACGTTGAGCATCAGCTGCACTGATAGCAGCTTCCATACTTAGACTTGAATCCCTTTGAGCATTGATTAAATTCTCAACTAATAATTCAACTTGTCTACCTTCATCGTATAGCTGTGATTGAGCAGCCTTAGCCGCACTAACACCAGCTCTACCTTTAGCTCTTGCTTCACCTCTAGCCATTATGCTTTCTACTAATAATTCTTCTTGCTTATACTGAGCAGCCTTTGCATTCTCTACAAATTCTAAAGCAGCTTGATCCTTAGCAGATGCAACAGCTCCTTCAAATAATCGTTCAGACTTCTCATAAAGTTTCTGTTGATTTCTTGCTTTGAATTGGTGTATCTGTAAGGCATGTTGATAAGTTCTTAGATTATTAGCATCTTTAAACTTAGCTAGTTTTTCTTCGTTACTCTTCTTTAACTGAATAGAACGTACTATCTCATCTCTATCGGCTATTAGCCTTTCCTTACCCATCTCCCAAAGAGGCATGTCGTACTGTTCGTACTTCATCTTCAGGAAGGCTTCTTCTCTGTTGCGTTGTTTCTTCGCTGAGCTACGGCCAAAGAAGCCGCCTAGTAAATTCAAGCCACCACTAATTAAAGCAACTTCTGCTCCTCCTAATGTTGTCATATCTAAGTCCTCCTATAAAATCGTGGTGAGTAGTTTCCTTCCCACATCATCGAGTTAAGAGAGACGGGAAATGGTGAGTCATTAAATAACCTCACCTCTGTATTTTCTGTTCTTTGATGGATTGGAATAGTAAAGACTGAATGTTCATTCAATGGAACATCATCAGCTAAGTAGGTATCTGCAGTTACAACTGGATTGATGTTATACCATTCATCCATACCTTTATTCTTTATCTTAAATCCCATCATTCCAGATAGACCAACTGCAAACTTCATACGAGCAAGAGTTAAAGATGCTGTATAGTCTGACCTTTGGTTACCATCATAGAAATATGTTTTAGGTAGCGTTACATCGAAGTCATACCTATAACCAACAATTACATTACTAGCTACACTTGTTAAGTTCTTACCAGGTACTGAGAAATAAGACCCTGTACCATCTGAACCTCTACCAGGTGTAATAGTGAATCCAGAATCAGCATATGTACCACCAGATGTATCACCAGCTATAACAATAATTGGATCTAAATTTGTATCATCAGTAAATGGTAGATAACACTTAGACAAATCATTAGTAGCATCATAAGCAACTGACGATGCAGCCTTATATAGATCCATACAAGGATTTATCTTATCTCCATTGTTATTAACTATGATTGCATCATCTGGACTTTGAGTAAGGTTAGCTAAAGATATAGTCCAGTTACCACCTTGTTTAGTAACAGCATAGAAATCATCATTGTCGATGTTTATATGTTGTACAGTTCCAGGTAGTTGCCACTTAAACCATGATTGCATTATTGGTTTCTCACCGTCATTGTAAGTCCTGAATGCGTATATATCTCTTGAGGATTGACTAGATAAAGCTAATAGTTGTGACTGTACACTAGCTACAAAGTTATCAATAGTTGTAGGTATCCAAGTACCAACAACAGTAGATATATCTAATGACTTAGGTGGGTTCTCTTGACCCTGAAATACCATTGAGAATACTCTGGTTTGACCTGGAGTCTTAGTTAAGAAATTAAAGTAAGATCCAAAGTCAACAGGTTCTACACTTGTATCTAGTTCAAAGTTTGATATTGCCTTAGTTGAAGTAGTTAATGGACTTAATATTCCATCATTCTCCGATAGCATTATAAACTGTTGATTCTTTGAAAACAGTATTAAACCACCTGCAGTAGGTAAGACATTTTTTAGTGATGTAGGTCGAGTAGTTTGACATGCTAGATCTATTGGATCAGCAGCTGACTGTGCTCTAGCTGTTATATGAAAGAAGTTAAAAGGTTCACCAGCTTGACTAAGGATGACATTATCACCAGCTAAGAAACCTAACCTATTGCTATGATAGAAGGTTTTCTCAATCTTCTTATCAATGAAGCTAGGTGCGGGGTTCGTTAAATCATCACCTGATAGACGTTTGGTAAACGTTATAGGTCTATATGTAAATGTATTAGCAGCCGTATTAACTAACTCATGAGGCATAGTATGTTCTACTAAACCAGGGAATACATTTGGATCTACAGTTTCAACCCAGTAACCAGATGAAACAGCAGTTTGTACTTCATCATCAGATACAAACTTAACCCAGTAATCATCTTCATCTAAACTTGCAGAGTTGGTTACATGCCATATGTGGTTATGAAATGAAGTAGCTGGTAAGGATGCAGCTGTAGCAGCATTCTCTTCAAAGGTAGTAACTAGCTGAGTTGAGGCATCAAAACCTGTTTTTAAGACATTTTCAGTGCCTCCTGACATAGAACTAGTAGAATTAGATGCTGGCATAGTTATAGGTATATCGCCATTCAATACCTCTACAGCAAAGTATCTTCTTTGTCCTTCTGGTAGGGTAGTATTTGCATTTTTTCCATCTGATGTACAATCAAGTTGTATAGTACCGTTGGTAAACGTAGCAGTTAAACAACCATAACCATGGTAGTCATCGCTTGCATCAGTACCAAACCCTACATCAGCTTTTCTAGATTCAGCTACTATTCTGTTACCTAAATCAACTACGAATTGACCTAAGGTTTTTTCATAGTAAAGAAACATATCATTACCACTTGCATTAATTGCGTGCGTTACATGTATCCCTGATCTAACTACAGTTGTCCCGTCATTCCTATGGAATTTAAATGTCCAACTACCTGCAGCATCCTGACCACCTGTCGAATGAGGCGTACTTGGTCCCATCAAATGATACTTTTTGCTATGTATAGGTGTATCATTATATAAAAGCGTTTGACGTGTCCTTAACCAAGGTTTAGTAGGTGTTGCTTCAGCTGTAGCAGTTACATTATTATTAGTTATTATTGATGTGTCTTGTACAGTTAATACGTCATAGTTATTACGAGTACCATTAAAGTAATCTGTTATGTGGTAGACGTATTTCCAATGAACAGTGTTGGAAAAAAAGTCCCATTTACTAGTACCAAAACTTATAGCAGTACCTGATGGTGAACTTTGAAAATTCCCAAGACTTTCTCCCTGACTTACCGATCCAGCTTGAGAGCATTTATAAAGTTTGTTATATGACTGTTCACTACCACCATTATCATGCTGATCACTACTATTAATAATCCAATCATATTGTTTAATGGTACCTACATTAAAATTTTGAGGACCACTCAAACCGTCTAAACTACTTACAAAATCAGCTATGGAAGTACCTGTACCTGTTGGTGCAGTAGTCCCACTAGTTGTACCAGGGATTATACATTCATAAACTTTTCCATTATCACTAAGGACTCTATCTCCAAATTTATATTCAGTATTAGTAGCCCAAGCTGAATGATGAGTTGTTGTATTTACTGTACAAGCTGCACCAGTAATAGCATTCCAAACTAATATAGTTCCATTCGTACTACCTACCTTTGGTGTAATGCAACCAATATACTTTTCAGTATCTGTATCTCTATTGATATAAAACCACCTAGCTCCATCTAATGAAGTACCACTATAAGCTGTACCACTTGCGTTCTTTAAGGTTGCTATGAATTTAAAACCTGGTCGCTTGGTTAAACCAATAGTGACATCTGGATAGCCATTAATTAGTTCAGTGACTTGACCAGGAATTTTTTTATCGTCAGATTGTTTAGATACACCTCCTAAATAATTGCTGACTCTTTGTGTGACTGCTGCCATTATCTCATAAGTGCTTTGTAAGGTTCGTAACTGACATATGGTGCTGAGCCATCTGGCTTACCAAAGAATGAATAATCACCTTGGTTTGTTTCATACTCCAATGCCATAGCTCTCATATAAGCTTCATTCTGTTGAAGCATTTGGTATTGACTTTGATCTCCTACAATACGACTAGAAGTTTTAGTAGCTGCTCTACAAGTTATGTAATCTTGAATAGGTCTAGGCAGGTCAACCCAATCAAATAACCATGTAATGTCGCAATCTACAGCTCCATCTGTCCATTGATATGTATGGTGTTCTTTATCGTATAGCTTACCGTCTTTTCTTATTGCGTTCTTATCCGATGCACTAGAGATACTAAGGTCTATCTGTAATACATTGTTTGGTATCTTTATCTCATTATTACTGTCAGGTGTCATTGGATAATGTGCTTCCTTATTGAAACTCCATCCTTCAGATTGAACCTCTCTAGATGTTTCTAGTAGAGTGTCATATGCAATCGCAACGTCTGGGTTGGTTTGATCTAATGAAGTGACTGGAGCCTGACCACAAGCTGCCAGTATTTGATTTACTGCTGGTAGTTCTTGAGCAGCGTTAGTGGTTGGATAAGGCATAGTTAATTT